AGTTGAAGGCAGCCTACGATCACCTCAAGAAAGTAACACCAAAGGGCCGTGTGTTCCAAGGCGACATCATGTATACACATAATGATGTAACCCATCATGGCGGTAAGTATCACTTTACGCCTAACACAATTACCTATTCTCAGAAAGCAGATTCACCAGAAGGCAAAAAGATTAAGAAGGCTAAGATTGGTGTGGCTATTCATACTGAGTATAAAGGCCATGGTGATCTTGAATCAATGCAGGCGCACTACGGTTTTGATCCACACGGAGAGGATAGTGGATTTAAACATCACCCAGATGTTCACGTATTACCAGTCCATGTGGTTCATGCAGCCAAGGCACCAAAGACTAAGTTTGAGCACCACATGAAGAAGGCTGTTGAAGAGTTTCAAGGGGTCACTGAAGAAACGCATAACGCTATTACTAACCATAGGGTTAACCTAAAGACGTTTATTAATAGTACAGTTAGAACTGGAGCCAAAAGATCAGCTACAGCCTATATGGCCTGGCTAAAGAATAAGCACCAGGCTGAGGTGGATAAACTAAAGACACCAGCCGGTAAGGCAAGAAGACAACAGGCTATGGATGAAGACCTAGCTCACGTCCAGAAGAATAAAGCTCATTTTCATCGAATTCTAAATATTCACGACCATCTAGAGAATGCAAAAAATGAATTAGTTGATCATCTTTCGAGTCTAGATCACCATGGATATGAACATTCAATCCATGGCAGACCAGCTGGACCAGAGGGGTTTGTATCAATCAGAAACAATAGACCAACTAAGTTAGTTAGAAGATCAGGAGTTGGTAGAGGCGGCCATGCCGCATTCTCCCAAGCTAACTTCCTAAGAGCTAGATAGAATGGCCCAGTTTAGAAAGGATAAACATCAATACTTGCCTGATAACAAGACTCTGTTCGAAGTTGTCATGCTTGCCGACCAGTATGGTAACCGTATTGGTCCAGCTAACCCATCAGGTACAGCTGTTGATGCTTTTGGTAGAGCCAGACAGTCACAGCCAGTGACGCTATTTGATTCATTCAATCGTTACGAAGATAACGATAAATTCTCTACTGCCAACACTGCTACAGCAACTTATTCATTCAATGCTAATGCAGCCACAATGTCTCTCACTGTAGACACAACATCTGGTGCTAAGGTTCAAAGAGAAACAACAAGAGTATTTGCCTATCAACCTGGTAAGAGCTTGTTGATTATGAATACATTTGTTATGAATGCACCCCAAGCCAACCTTACTCAAAGAGTTGGTTACTACAATGACCTCAATGGTGTATTCCTGGAACAGACTGGTACTACAATTAGATTTGGTATTAGATCAAATGTTAACGGTTCAGTTCAATATGAGTATGCCAATCAGGCAGACTGGAATATTGACACACTACTTGGAGCTGTCTCATCCTCACCATCTCAACTAACTCTTGATCTAACTAAGGCTCAAATTTTCTGGTCTGATATTGAGTGGTTAGGTGTTGGTACAGTTAGATGTGGCTTTGTTATTAACGGTCAGTTAGTCCATTGTCATTCATTCCATCATGCCAATATAACATCTGGCACTTATATGACGACAGCATGTCTTCCAGTAAGATATGAAATTGAGAATACAGGTACAACGGATGCCTCTGCTACTCTAAAGCAAATTTGTACCACTGTCATATCAGAAGGTGGTTATGAACTTAGAGGCAAGCCAAGATCGTATGGCCAGGAGCCAACAACACAAAGAGAACTTGCCTCAGCTGGTACTTACTATCCAGTGATATCATTAAGATTGAAGTCTACTAAGTTAGATGGTATTGCTGTCCCTAAAGATATATCAATTGCAGCTCTAAACCAGGCCCTCTATAAATATAAGATTGTTGTTAACCCAACAATAACTGGTGGATCTTGGACATCGGCTGGCAATGATTCATGTGTAGAGTATGATGCAAACAACTCATCAACAATGAGTGGTGGCACGACAATAATGTCAGGCATCTATAATTCTACTAACCAGTCAGCAGCTGGCGTAAGCTTGGATGGAGAGATGTTTAAGTTTCAGCTAGAGAGAAATGGTTTAGCTAATACGCCAGTTGTCTTTACACTTGCGATGACATCTCGCACTGCAACAAGTAATGTGGTGGCATCTATGGATTGGCAAGAGTTCACATAAGGGGCTATATGAAGAATTTCAGTCTTTATACCGAAGAACTAAACTTCGAAGAACAAGAAGGTAAAAACATTACCGTAGGTTCCTATGAGACAGAAAACTTTCCCCTATGCCCAGGTGCCACAGAGGCCTTCAATAACCTAATGAAAGAACCAGGTGTGGATATGGCCAAAGCAGAAGAAGCAGCAAAGCATGTCGATGAGGCTCTAGCCGTAGAAGGAAAGGCTATCGAAAGAGGCTACTCGACTGAAAAAGATCTTGAAGAATATGACATGCATGCCACAGCCGCAGAAGAAGTTCTAGAGGAACTTGGTGACCTTGAAAACCACGAATACTATCTCCGTGATGTCCATGAACCAAAGCTAGTAGATATGCTAGATGTTAATGGAATTGCTGATGAAGATCTGGAAGATGATGAGGAAGATGATGAAGATTACGGGCACCTAGATGAGGACGTAGAAGTAGAGCCTTTCTGGGATGATGAAGAAGATTATTCAGGAATATTTGATAAAGAATAAGTTCTTATAAATATTCCATACAAGGTTAGGGTACGCCAACCCCTTGAGGAATATCGATGAAAAAGAGACTCAGTCTACAAGAATTTGTGGTTACGCGCCAAGCTGCAGCAGCTATGGCCAGCCAAGATGCAACAGCAGAAGTTGCCGATTCAGACACAAAAAAATCCAAAAAGAAAGACGATAAAAAGGCGGGTAAGGGTACCACGGATACTGGTATGCCTAAGAATGAGATTGAGTTAAATCCACAGTTAGATACAACTTGGTCAATCTACGAGCAGAAAGACAAGCACGTCGTCTTTGCCTTTGGTAGAATGAATCCTCCAACAATTGGCCATGAGAAGCTAGTTGATGCTATCAAAGCACACGCTGAAAAGGTTGGTGGCGAAGCCCATATCTACCTATCTAAGTCCCATGACAAAAAGAAGAATCCTTTAGACTACGAAACAAAGCATGCATTTGCAAAGAAAGCATTTGGCAGTGTTGTTAAGCACACCCCAGAAGGATCATCTAATGTCTTTGGAATCCTAAAGCATCTTCACCACCAAGGATACACCCATGCAACATTAATTGCTGGTGATGATAGAGTTGAAGATTATAAGAGAATTGCTAACTCTTATAATGGTCCAGATAAAGACTTCAACTTCAAAAAGATTGAAGTCAAATCAGCTGGTGCCAGAGATCCAGATGCCGAAGGTGTTGAGGGAATGTCAGCCTCTAAGATGAGATCATTAGCATCAGCTGGCAAACATAAAGAGTTTAAAGCAGGCCTACCAAAGAATCTTCAGCAACATCACAAAGAGGTATTGAATACTTTACGTGGTGCATTAAATGAAGAACTAACACCGGAAGAACTACAAGAAGTAGTAAGCGTACAATCAAGAATTAAGAAGGCTGCCAGAGCAAGATCAATGAAAAGCCGTCTTGCATTTGGTAGAAGAAGAGCTTTAAGAAGAAAGGCAACAAAGCCTGTCTTACAAAGAAGAGCTCAAAGAGTTGCGCGTAAGTTTATGAGAGCTAGAATACTAAGAGGTCAGAAGTATTCAAGTCTATCGTACGGTGCAAGAGTTGCTCTTGATAAGAGATTAAAGCTAAAGTCAAAATCTGTCAACAGATTAGCTCAAAAGCTTCTACCAAGAATCTCTTCAGCAGAACAAAGAAGAAAGTTAGGGGCTGGATTTAAGGCACCAAGAGGACTTGGCGCAGCTGCTGGTGTACCAGGTGTGAGAGAAGCACTAGAACTGATAATGAGAGAGCAGCAGCTTCCATTATCAGTTATTCAATCCCTACAAAAGAAATCTACTCAAAGTAATATTGATTATGAGGTATTAGAGACTGTATACTATCGTGGTCTAGCTGACTTTGCCTCAGGCCATAGACCAACTCTAAC